TTCTATACGAGTTATTTGGCACGGAGTATTCTCCGGGGCTGCAATCGCACTGGACAATAAGGCCCGCGATCCCTCCCCTGACTCCAATAAAATATCCGGTGACGGTAAGTTTCCCGCTGCGGTGGCCAATGCTAGGGATAGGGAATCTCTGTCTTGCGCCAGAAACCCGGCGTCCAACCAACTCGTCCCGCACAACACTCGATGATCCGGAGTCAACCAAATCCCGCACAAAGGCAACACGCTTTGCGTGCAATTCGACAAGACTCCCAGATGCTCTACCCATTCTTCACCGTCCCAAACTTTCATATCAAAAGTGATTTGTTCTATCGGGACAAGCCCGTGGTCCGTATATACCAGAGTCCCTTCG